TGACGAGCGCAGCCGCTGCTGCTCAGTCTGGTGCAGACGCTTCTTTGAAGATCGCGTCGAACCTGAGTGACCTCGCCAGTGCTTCGTCTGCTCGGACCAACCTCAGTGTTGACAGCTCCTCGGAAGTTGACGGTAAGATCAGCACCTCCAAAAGCGCCTCTGATGCCTACACCGACGCCGCCATTGCAGCGTTGATCAATGGGAGTCCTTCGACGCTCGACACCCTGAAGGAAATTGCTGACGCTCTGGCCGCTGGCTCTGACGTCGCAACCGCGCTGGCTTCCAGCATCGCTGCTGTTTCTTCCCGCGTTGACACGCTGGAAGGGCAGAACCTTGACTCCCGTCTTTCGACTGCTGAAGGCGAAGTTGACGCTCTTCAGAGCGATGTTGTAGCTGCTCAGAGCGCGGCCGACGCTGCCCAGAGCGCCGCTGACGCTGCTCAGTCTGCTGCAGACGCAGCCCAATCGGCTGCTGATGCCGCGCAGTCCACTGCCGATAGCGCCGTTTCGGCCGCTGCAACCGCGCAGGCTGGCGCTGATGCGTCCCTGAAGATCGCTGCAAATCTCAGCGACCTTGCTGACGCTGCTGCTTCCCGCTCGAACCTGAGCGTTGACTCGTCCGCTGAAGTGGATAGCAAAATCAGCTCGGCTGTTAGTTCAGCTCAGGGCTCGCTTGAAAGCGACATCGAAGACGTGAGTGACCGGGTTTCGACTCTCGAAGGTCAGAACCTTGACTCCCGCCTCACCAGTGCAGAAGGCTCGATTGCTGGCCTGGGCACGATGTCTGTACAGGATGCAAACAACGTTGCGATCACCGGCGGCCTGATCGGCGCTGGTTCCGTTCCCACCGATTCGGGTGTTATTCTCACTGAGAACAGCACTTTGGACGGAGGCACGTTCTCGGGTTTTAATGGCGGGGGTGGTGGAGGCAACACCACTCCCGTGATTGGGGCCTACTTCTACGCCAGCTCTGGAAACGACTGGGGCACGCTTGCTAACTGGTTTGGCGACAGCGCCATGACTCAGGCAGCAACGCAGCTTCCAGACGGAACCACTGACGTAACACTGCTCAGTTCCGGGTCTGCCGACCTGGATACTTGGACGCAGCCGCAGAGCATCAATATTGGGTCGAATGACCTGACGTTGACCTCGGTGGCAAATCCTTCGGCTAACTTGACCTGTGGCGTTAGCGGCACAACAGGTATCGTCACGCTCAATGGCGTGGCGTTTAATCGCTAACACAACTGCGGGGATGGCTGGCTAAACACCGGCCATCCCTGCTCTTTTTTCTTTTTATTATGAATCCAAATATCTCAATCGCATGTGACGCCACTTTTGGCGCCGGCTCAGAAAACTTTGGCACTGTCACTGGAAACGTGACGTTTCAAGACGGCTCTGCAAACAGCGGAACAGTGACTGGCAATGCCGTGTTTGAGGGCAATGCTCAGAACAAGGCGGGCGCAACAGTTAGTGGCAACGCTACGTTTGCAGAGGAAACAGCAGTCAATAATGGAACCGTGAGCGGTTCTGTTACTTTTGCTGGGCCATTTGCAACATGGTTTGCTGCAAACTCTGGTGTTGATCAGTACAGTGGTGTAGGTTCCAATAATGGGAAATGGTTCCATAACCAAAATGGGCCATTCGACACAAGGGCACTTGCTCTTGATAGCCAGTACAATTATGCAGGGTGGCTTCAAAACAATGTTGGCGTAAACCAGTTTGTCACTGTGAACAATGGTACTAATGCTGTTGATGCAGAAGCTGCTCACTACGGCCAGTGGGCGTACAACTCGACTGAGTACGCTTCGGAAGCTGATGCGAGGAATGCGCAATACGAGGCTGGATTTCAGGCATGGTTGGCTTCCAACACTGGTGTCAACCAATACGCTGTGGAAGCTCGTCCTGGTAGGTTTGCATACAACTCAACAGAGTACCCGTCTATGGCCGACGCACAGGCTGCCTACGACGCTGCCAACCCTCAGTAAAACTCACTCACATCAAGCCGCTGTCCAATCCGGCGGCTTGATTTGTTTTGAGTTAGTGCTACATGAAAGAAATGCCAACTATTCTGTTGAATAACAAAGTAAACGACGGCTCTGCCCCAAGTCCGTCAGACGTAGCGGTTAGGGAATTAGCCATTGACCCGTCGAACGGTTCTCTGTGGACTAAGCTCAAGACTGGTCTTGTACGCAAGATCCTAGCCATTGCAGCGCCTCACGCAGCCACTCATGCTGCTGGTCAGCCTGATGCCATCACTCCTCTTTCTATTGGCGCAGCAATGATCGACCACCAGCACACTCCTCTGGATCTCGTGGGCTGTGGCGACATTCTTACTTCCAACGCAGCAGACTTTGCCGCTGCCTCGCATAGTCACGGCGTAGGTCAGGTTACTGGGCTGTCTGCACAGCTTGACGCTCTGGCTCAACGTATTTCAGCTCTCGAACAACAGGTTCATCCTCAATGAAAAAGAAGCAGGTAAACCTTTCAGTGTCCAAGGGCGAGAAGCTGCCAGTGTCGAAAGGCGCTGGGTTGACTGCCAAGGGCAGGGCTAAGTACAACAAAGAGACTGGCTCGAACCTGAAGGCTCCTGCTCCGAATCCCAAGACGAAGGCTGATGCTGGACGCAAGAAGTCTTTCTGCGCTAGGATGTCTGGAATGCCAGGCCCAATGAAAGATGAGAAGGGCCGGCCAACACGCAAGGCTGCAAGTCTTAAACGCTGGAACTGCAAATGAAAGACGGACTCTACAAGAACATTCATCAGAAGCGCGAACGCATCGAGGCTGGCTCAAAGGAGCGGATGCGCAAGCCGGGTTCCAAGGGAGCGCCCACTGCTGCCGCATTTAAGGCTTCTGCCAAGACTGCCAAAAAGAAGTAATGCAAATCCCAATCCTCAACGGAATTTACACAGATACCGCTGGGGACTTCCGCGTGGAGTATCCACGCAACATCATCCCTGTCGTGCTAAAGTCAGGGATCTCTGATGGTTACTTTCGTCCTGCAGACGGCATTGTCAGCCTTGGCACTGGCCCCGGCGTAGACCGTGGCGCCATTGAGTGGCAAGGGCTGCTCTACCGTGTGATGGGCACCAAGCTGGTGTCAATCTCTAGTACGAACGTAGTCACCGTCATAGGGGACGTAGGGGGCACTGGTCAGGTTACGTTTGACTATTCCTTCGACTACTTGGCTGTCGCCTCTGGTGGCAATCTGTTTCTGTATCGGCCCAGCACCGGGCTTCAGCAGGTGACAGATCCCGATTTGGGAACTGTTGTCGATGTCGTTTGGGTGGATGGCTACTTTATGACCACAGACGGGGAGTTCTTGATCGTCACAGAGCTTAATGACCCGTTCTCAGTAAACCCACTCAAGTACGGCTCTGCTGAAGCTGATCCTGACCCGATTGTTGCTCTGCAAAAGGTCCGCAACGAGGTCTATGCGCTCAACCGGCACACCATCGAAGTCTTTGACAACGTGGGTGGTCAGTTATTCCCGTTTCAGCGTGTAGAAGGCGCACAGGTACAGCGTGGCACAGTTGGCACTCATGCCTGCTGCGTGTTCATGGAGTCCATTGCGTTCATTGGTGGCGGCCGGAACGAAGCCCCTTCTGTCTGGCTCATTACTGGGAGCAATGCAGAACGTATTGCAACTAGGGAGATTGACCAACTGCTTACCGAATTTACAGAGGAAGAGTTGTCCAACGTGCTTGTCGAGGCTCGCGTGGACAAAGGCTACAGGCACCTGTTCATCCATCTGCCCAACCAGACACTCGTGTTTGACGCAGCAGCGACTACTGGAGCCGGCGCCCCGGTCTGGTTCACGTTGGCTACCAGCCTTGTTGGGAACAGCCAGTATCGTGCGAAGAACCTCGTTTGGGTGTATAACCGCTGGAATGTGGGTGATCCGGCAAGCACTGCGTTTGGTCACTTGTCTGACTCGCTCTCATCTCACTGGGGTGTCCTGAATGGCTGGGAGTTTGCAACCATCATTCTGTACAACGAGAGCAGGGGGCTATTGTTCCACGAACTTGAGCTTGTCGCGCTCACCGGCAACTCGATCTTTGGCACTGATCCAAGCATCTGGACCTCGTACACCGAAGACGGCTTGACCTGGAGTCAGGAGCGAGTCTGCAAGGCCGGCATGACTGGCGCGCGTGGCAAGAGACTGTCTTGGCTGCAGCAGGGCCGTATGCGCCAGTGGAGAGCGCAGAAGTTTCGGGGCACAAGTGACGCTCAGCTGACTGTGGCCCGACTTGAGGCCAGAGTCGAACCTCTGGCTGTTTAGCATGGACGGACCATACAAGATCACGCGGAACGAGCTGGCTCAGTTCCTTCCGTCGCAGCGTGCGATTCGGGCTTTTGAGCAATTGTTTGACCTGATCCCGTCTGGACTGGACTCAAACACGACGCTAATCGAGGAAGCCTCGATAAACGCACAGAATGCCGATTCTAAGGCCGTTCAAGCACTGTCCGCTATAGACAGGTTGGCAAACGCAGTCGAACTGCTGGCACTGGCCCCTCGAAGTGTAGAAGTCAGCAGCGTTTCTGATATTGCCCCGCCAGTTGTGCAGGTGACTGCGCAGCCGGACATCATGCCGCCTGTCATCAACGAGGTGCGCAGAAAACGCTATGGTGCGTTTCACAGCACAGTCACTCAGACTGCTGCTGTCATCAATACAGCTTATCCGATGACTTTTGATGTCACGGACCTGTCTTTTGGTGTATACACCGGGACACCAAACAGCCGGATCTACATTGATACAGAAGGCATCTACAACTTTCAGTTCTCTGCTCAGCTTGATAAAATATCAGGTGGAGTTGGATTCTTCTTTATTTGGGTTAGGGTGAATGGAATTGACATTCCAGACTCTGCAACGCAGATTCGTATTCAAGGCAACAATGCAGAAACAGTTGCCGCGTGGAATTTCGTGTTGCAACTCAACGCCGGAGACTACTTCGAGTTGACTTGGAGCACAGATGACACCTCTTGCCAGATATTGGCCTCGGCAGCCAGCGCACCGGTTCCTGCCATCCCTTCAGTGATTCTTACGGTCACAGACAACATTTCCTAACTATGGCTGTCACAGTCAAAAACATCGTCCCGCCTAAGCAGCTTGAGAACACTCAGACTGCGCAGTACACCGCTGTCAACTGCAAGACAATCATCGACAAGGCGACTGTGACGAATACGAACACAGCCAACGTGACGTTGAGCGTCAATCTGATCGTGTCTGGTGGCTCTGCCGGCAACTCGAACTTAGTGGTCAAGACTCGCTCGATTGTGCCCGGCGAGACTTACCTGTGTCCTGAGTTGGTTGGTCAGGTCCTTGAGGCCGGTGGGTTCATCTCGACACTGGCTGGGACTGCTTCTGCGCTGACGTTTACGGCCTCCGGGAGGGAGATCACCTAGTGGATGAGCGCCTGACATCACTGAGGCAGAATCTGGAAGAACACTTCCAGTTGCCTGCTTCTGCCATTGAGTGGCTATTGATGATGTTTCAGGTGACCCAGGTCTTTGACGATGTCGCAGATGGTGACGAAGTCTCTCGGGAGGAGTTAAACAAGTGCATCTGGAACACGCTTGTTGCGATGCCGCTGAATCCCTTCTTTGCTGCAAACTCTACAACACTGCTTCCAGTAGTGGCTCTTAGTATCCTTAAGTGGCAGGGAAGTGATGCTGTTGAGCGTGCAGGACAGGCTAACGAGATGTCATTTGCTTGGAGAGCGGCTTTCTATGACCTTTGCATGATCGCAGTTCAGGCATGTCATGGAGTCAAAAGGGCAACTGAGCTTTCTGGCGATGTACTGAAGTTATACGGAGAGGATTTTGAATCGTATCGAAAGGAGTTTGTATGGCAGATCCAGTAACTGGAATCATAGGCGGCAGTGCACTATTGGGCGCAGGGACATCACTGTACTCAGGACAAAAAGGCGCAAAGGCTGCTAAAGGAGCCGCCCGTGCTCAGACAGCAGCAACTCAAGAGGCTGTAAAAGTGCAACAGCAACAGCTTGATGTTATTCGCAACATTCTTGCGCCATACATCCAAGCCGGAAAACCTGATCTGACTCAGCCATACATCCAAGCTGGAGGACAGGCACTTCAGGGAATGCAGGGGCTTCTTGGGCTTCGTGGCGCAGGAGAACAGCAGGCTGCCATTCAGGGCATCGAACAGGGTGCCCAGTTTCAAGAGATGGCAAGACAGGGGGAACAGGGCATTCTTCAAAATGCTGCTGCTACTGGCGGCCTTCGTGGTGGCAATGTGCAAGGAGCACTGGCACAGTTTCGTCCAGCACTACTCAATCAGCTTATTGAGTCTCAATACGGCAAGCTGGCTGGATTAACAGCTATGGGTGGAACAGCAGCTCAAAACTTACTTGGAATTGGCCAGCAAACAGCCGCTGGACTTACTTCACAAGAACAGCAAGCCGCTGCAAATGTTGGAAACTTTATGACACAAATGGGAGCTGCACAGGCTGCTGGCATTACAGGCGCTGCTAATGCTCAAGCACAAGGACTTGGTGGGGCTGTAACTTCCATTGGAAATCTAGGGCAGAATTTATTTGCCATGCAGCAGGCCAGTAGGCCCAGCATGTCTTCTGGCATTGGAACTGGCGGGTTTGCTGGGACGTATCAGCAGGCACAGAAAATGTACGGAGGCGCTCCTGTTGCTTATTTTGCACCAGAAGGCCCAGGTGGCCCGGGCGGGTGGTATAAACAATCATAATTTTTATGGCCGGACCCTACGACTACACTGTCAATATCCCTCAGCCTCCTGCTCAGAATTTCTTGCAGAGCCTGATGGGGATTCGGCAACTCCAGCAGATGGAGGACCAGAGTGCGATTCAGCAGCAGCAGGCTGCCATTGCGCAGCAGAATGCGGCATTTCAGCAGCAGATGCAGCCACTAGAGATGGACAAGGTTCGGGAGCAGATTAAAGCTGCTCAGGCCAGTGCTGCCCAGTCTACCGCATCTACACGAGGATTAAACCTCAGTGCTGACGAGGTGAAGAGACAGCAAGATTACATTAAAGAAGTAGACACCTTTACAAGTAAGCCGGTTTCAGAATGGGCAAAGGAAGATGTCGAGAGGCTTGCAAGGTTATCTTTAACTAAAGACGCAAAAATTGGAAAAGGCTTGCAAGATTTTTATGCTAGCCAAAAAGAGCCTGAGTTGAAGTTGATTGACGACTATGCAATGAAGGCAGGCATTGCAATCTCTCAAGGACGTAAAGATGTTGCTGATAAGATTACAAAACAAGGAATTACAGAAGCTGATAAACTTGGATTCAAAACAGCATCTGCATTCTTTAAGTTTGGAGATTCTCAAATTGCTGAAGATTCAGCAGAGGCATACGCAACTATCGTAGGGCATCTTGCTAGGGACGAAAAGAAACTAAAGCAGTTCATTGATGCCTCTGAGTTAAAGGGCAAACTTGCCAAGACAGAAGCAGAGACTGAAAAAGAACTTGCAGGCGCAAAGGCAGAAAAAGCCAAGCTGGCTCCCGGTGGAGAAAAGATTTCTGACAAGCAGCAGTCATCAATGCTCTTACAGATGAAGCAGTGACAGCTAGGATGAATGTTGCTGGGGTTACTGATTCTGTTAATGAATTGCTAAAATTTGCTGAACAGAATCCAAAGGAGTTTAAGTCTGGAGTCGAGGCCTCTTTTCAAAACTTTTTTTCTTCAATTTCTGGAGACACTACAAGGGCACAAAACTTACGGGCAAGCATTCAGCCATACGCAACCAAAGAGTGGATTGCAAAGGCCGCTGGACTGAAGGGATCGCTATCTGAAAAAGAGGGGGCTCGTCTGGATAAAGGCGCTCCTGATGTGATGAAAGCCGGCCCACAAGAACTTCTTAGTTGGGCTAGGTTGGTTCAAAAGGTTGAACTTGCAGACGCTGACAAGAAAGAACTGAATGCAGCATGGCAGCAAAATGCTCGCTCATTACAGGCGAAAGCTCCCGTTAAATTTGAAGTTGCTGGCATAACAGTAGAGCCGGGAAACTCCTATCAACAGGTTCTTACAAAGCTCCAAGCTGGTTACAAGAAGAAGAGCGAACAGGATGTGCTAGATGATGCTATTAGACTGAAGCGCATTAAAGAGGCTGAACAGACAGGCAGAACTCCTGTT